GTGTCCTATCGCTCACAAAAAACCGCCCACCCTTAGATAAATTACATCTGCTGCATGATGCAACTAAATTATCATCACTATCAAGACCACCCAACCGCCTTGGTATTACATGATCCACAGTAGTTGCTTCTTGATTACAGTATTGACAGATGAACTGATCCCGTCTTAATACCCTACTGCGAATAGATCTCCAATGCCTAGTTGATCCAGTCGATCTTAGAGCTGACTTACTCATTAATACCAACCCTTAATCTTATGATGTTGTAATGCTTTACAAGGTTCATCATACCTGTGTTTAATATAAGCCAATCCTCTATCAATCTGTTTAATAGGATTCTTTTCTTTAAGCCCTAATATCTGTGGAATACCAAATGCACTTGACTTAGGGTTTTTAGCTTTGTAGTTCCATCTACTCTCTTTATGCCATAACTCATCTAAACAATAGAACTCAGTAAATGAATGATTAAGCTCTATGAAAGCATATTGTTTTAATGTATTTACAGACCAAGATTTAGCAACGGAATCATTTTGTAAAAGGCTTATGTTCAAGACTATGAACAGAGATATCACCAAACCAAACCTTGCGATCTTTCTGCTTCGCAGATCGCCCTTTCGCTCTGAAAGCGAATTTGCGTTTAAGGGTAGCATACGCTTCCAAATCGTTCGGCATAACCGCAGGTCAGACGGCGTGGCGTTCATATAGACATCCATCCTATGTATTGTGCATCAGGATTATCCAGTAGCCATTGCTTACGCAATTCATTCTGATAAGCCCAATCTATTTGGTGTGTTAACTCATCATGAGAATCGCACATGTATGGCACTCCATTTCTGCAAACATCCATGATCCACATTTAGAGCATCGACTTACAGGCTCTTGTGTATCGGTTTGTTCGGCTAGGTTTTTCGTTCCAACAGCACAACACTTGAGGCATTGAAATACTCTGAAACCTTCGTGCGTTTCGAATTGATCAAGCCATACAAACTCCGTATTGGCTGAACAGAAATTACATCTAAAATTAACCATCTTTGCCAGCCCATCCAGTTCCCTTAAAGATCGTTGGCACAGCTGTAAACACACGCCTTAAAGGCGCATTGCATACTTGACAATGAGGGATTTTATGATCCATTGGTAAATCCAATACAATCAATGACCCCTCACCATCGCACATGTAATCGTAATTAGGCATGATAAGGAATTCGGTTTATTGCGTGGCAGGAATAGCATCGAAGCAGATCGCCCTCATGAAGTAATCTGTCATCGTTGCATAGATCGCAAGTCACAACTGATGGCTCTACTTTTACTCCGTCATCTGTAAAGGTGGCAGTTAAGCCGGAGCCATCGATAATTTGTAATTCACCCATTTATTCACCTCCTTTGAAATACCATTTTCCATTAGCGGTAAGTGTTGCCCAATTAGGCGCACATTCTTTTGCTTTACAAACATAACCATAGTAAGGCTTACCTCCTTTAGAGATTCCTTCTTTCAAGATATGACCATGCTGGCATGCAGGTGGCTCATTAGGTATTGATGATCCAATCTGATCTACAACATCACCAACAGACCAAGCAACAGGTTCAGGCTCTTTCTTATCAGCTGCAAAACTATCTCTTAGAATTGTTTCGATTTGTGCTGACTTGCTTCCGGGTTTGCCATACATATTTTGCCGGTTTTCTAGCTTCTCCTTGAATGATGGATTGCTTTCAACCTTTCGCATGTCATCCTTGGTAGCAGTTTTATCAGATCCTTTAAGTAGAATGATTGCTCTACCTAATGCACTTGTAGCAGTATCCTCAACATAAAACTTTTTCATGTTTTGAATATAAGTTTCCCTTGATCCAAATGCCACATTGGAAACCGCCGGAGCAGCATCTTTACTATCTCTCCAGAGTGTTGCTTGGATCAGAATAAAACCCTTTTCAGGATCATGGCTTATCACCGATAAATCGGATCTAAACATTGGGTAATTGCTAATCAGCCACTTGTTCAAAGTAGCCACATCCTCGTAATCCTCAAGATTAAATGCCATTAGAGATCATCTCCTTTTTTGAAGTCGCTGTCGATTTCGGCATCATAAACTGTTTTGTAAATACCGATGTATGCTGCAATGTCCACAAGACTGTCGTGATGCCCCGGACTTTCCTGCAAACGACTAATTTTCTGCAAGATGTTAAAGATACAGATGTCATGAGGCATGACTGGGTATTCCAAATACGAACTGACCAGCTTTGAGATTCGCTCCATGTTGTAGTAAGGATGCCCATACACGACACCTCTTGACTGGATAGTCGTGATGGCTTCATCAAAGAGCTGCTCAGTTTTTGTCATAATCAAAGACTTCATCTGACTGCTGTTTGATGGTAATCATTCTGCGGTGCATATCCCAGCCCGTTGCACGCCCAGACCAATAACCCCGATTGTATATTTCAGTTTTCCATAAACTAACTGCATAGGCTAATAAGCCCGTTGCTATCATAAACCATAAAATAGTTATTCCATTGATTTTCATTTCGTTGCCCACTCCCTTATTTGTTTAGGCATCGCAACCGGATTTCGGTCATCGATTACTTTATATGTTGCTCCTGACGGATGGATTGATGGTGCGGTTGCAACATAACCCTTCCACTTAATGTCAATTCCATCAACTAACTTGCCCTTAAATACATCAGATTTTGCAGCTGTGTAGTAAAGGTGCAAGCCATCACCAGTTTGAACTGTATATGTTGGCTCAAACTCTGAAAGCAATTCACCGCCATTGCGGTAATCAATATCAAACACAACCAAGCCTGATTGATAACAGGCAATTCCAATGTTGATGTTGTCATCAAAATCAAACCAAAAGTTGATAAGATTGTGGTCGGTTGTAGCTGATAAGTAAGCCCTTTGAGCCAAGTCAAAGTGCGGATCTTTCTTGCGTGGTAATAATGGCAAAACAGCCCATCCACGCTGTGCATAATTTAAGGCTGTGCCTCGATTACTTATATCTAGTAACATGTCGCTCCCTACATATCCACAGTATCTCTGTGAATACATAAAGTTTGACCTAAATCAAGCCTTTTATCTATCTGATTTACGGCGTGTTTTATAACGATTAGATAAAGCCAAGAGCCTCAATTGCATCGATATGATCATCAATCGTGCGAGGCTGATATTCTGTTTCACACTCCATAAGACTTTCCAAGAGCTGTGAAACTGCCATCTTTGTTGATTGGGATCATTTGCACGCTCATATTCTTGCCATCCCATTCCATTAAAACTATGCCCATTTGCCAATTAGCCAAGCCCTTAGTATACGACGCTTTTGCCCTGTTCATAAGGTTGCCTGTTTCAACCCCGTAAAGGGGTCTGTAAGCCCCGTAGAGCCCCTCTGAGTAGGCAGACATACCTAGCCTATGGGTATGACCACAAACCACGCTCTTTCCTGCCTTTTTGGCAAGATTCAGGGCAGTCTGTCCAGCGTTGGGGTTCATGTTGCCTTCATCGCCATGAGCCAAGATCCAGCCCTTTTCAAATTCATAAAATGTTTTATGAAAGGTAATGCCCATAGAATCAAAATCCATAAACTTGGAATACTGCAACTCGGGAAGTGAAATCATTCCCGGAACTTTTAGCAGAGTGTTATATAAGCGATCAGTATGATTACTGCGGATAATATGAGCTTCTCTGCTGTGCTCTGTGAGAGCCCAAAGGATTTCTTGAGTAGCTGTGCGGTCATCATCCAAAGTTTGTTGATAAGCCAAAGGTGTTTTTTCAGCCCATCGGCTAATTGTTTGAAAATCGATTTCATCGCCAACGCAAAGGACACTATCGAACCTCTCTCGCTTGGCTAACTTAATTACATTCTTGACTGCTACTTCATGGTGGTATGGGATCTGTAGATCGCTAATTACCAGGTATCGCTTAATCGTCATCCTCATCATCAGTTGGATCTATGGATGGGATGATCCCACCATCGCCCACAATCCAATCAGGGAATGTCTTGTGTTCAGTCATCAACCAAAAAGCGTGCTCAGGTGTGAATCCTGCTTTTCTAGCTGCTTTATAGCATTCGTGCAGAGCGGTGTAATGCTGATCGATCTTTGATAATGGTTCAGGAGATTGGCGAACGACTCGACGATTGATCTTTTTGCGTTTGATAGGTTTTCGTGTGTTCGCCATAATTAAAATTATCGCTTACTGATTAAGACAAACAGATCATCGACACGCTGTTCAAGTCGATTAATCTGATCTTTAATTGATGAGCCTCCATTTGGTTTCAATTCAGCCAAGTAAGACTTAATAACCCAACGCAGACCCACTAACAAACTTGTAGATACGGCGGATACGCCAACGGCTATACCAACCCATTCGTTGGCTGTCATTTCGCATTAAGTCCATAATCGGCTTCTTTGCCGGACTTTGGATCTAATGCTTTGGCAAGAGGTGCAACCAATGCTCCAGCAAGGATTGCAAACTCTGGTCGGATGTCAGCAACAATTGCCAATAGCACAGTTATACCGGAAGCAGCCACAGCTCTTAAATATGACTTAATTGCTGCCTTGTGTTTGTTTGATAGTTTCATGCTTTGCCTCCTAGTAGTGGGATATGAAAAAACTCAGAATTTTTATCTTGATCTTTCTTGAAACTAACATGGATGTGATGGTTGTGAGGATTGCCCTTATATTTACGCCAACGCCATCCAAGAATCGGTGATGCAATTTTTGACTGATGGATTACATAACTGATGCGACCATTGGTTTTCCCGTATGATCGAATTTGATCTGCCAAATATGCTGAAAGCCCTTTGTCGTCAGAAAGCCGAGCGTCAATATCAATTGCTCGCACGCATCCATTTGTGTCTGGGTTGTGATCGCTTTTTCGTGTGCTATGTCTAGCATCACCAATCCACCCATCAGATTTACGGCTACGCTCTGGGAAAGAATCATCGATTTGCTCCCGTAATTGCACAGCAGCTTTAGACAACCATGGCTTCATTACAAACCTAGTGCTTGCAAATCCTCAACAGTTAAACCAAGGGCAGCAAGTTTGGCTTGTGCTGATGCTTTGGCTGTTGCCTTTGCTTCGGCTTCAGCTGCTTGTGCTTCATATCTTTCTTTTAATGCTTTGTGTTCAGCCAATTCAGCAGCGTTCATTTCTCGGGTTTCAATTTCACCGGTTGCGGTGTTGTGAAATGTGATTGTAGGTTTTGGCATTTTATTTGACTCCATATACTTTGACAGTTCCACCACTAAATGACGCAGCACCGGTTACAAATTGCACCTGTGTTATTGCTGCTGGTGTTGCGCTATTTGCGCCAAAAAAAGTTCTGCCAAAATAGGCTTCACTATCAGTTCTGGCTGCAATTTGTCCTTGATAAGATTTCATACCAGCCGTTCCTTCATAATCAAAAAATCTCATATAACCAAATAAGTATTGATTGTTTGCATCGGTTAATGCTACACCGGCTGTTCCAACACCATTTTGATTGTTGTTATTTTCGACAGATGCTCCACCGCTTGATTGATATAAGAAAACAGAATTATAACCAGATGAAACTGTGTTATATCTAATTTCTAAACCTTGTGATGCGCTTGGTAGATAAATGCCTGTAAAATGTAAAACCAAATCAATATAACCACTACCAACCGATATGGTTGTTGTGGCTGATGATAAAGTTGTGGTTGATAACAAAGTCATTCCACCGCCACTAGCAGGAGTTGCCCATTTAAGTCCTGTTGTAGTTGAGGAATCAGCCACAAGAATAGTGTCGTTTGCGCCAACAGTTAATTTGTCAAAAGTATCTGAACCAGTTCCAACAACCAAATCACCTTTTGCATCAAACTCTGTTGCAACTGTGTTTGTTAATGTAACTGATCCTGATGTTCCTCCACCGCTTAATCCTGTTCCTGCAACAACTTCGGTAATGTCACCAACATCATTTGTGACCCAAATAAAATCCATGTCGGTGTTTGAATTCTTTGCTAATATCTGACCAGTTGTGCCACCCTCAAGATCAGCCAATGATGTATCAATTGCTGAACCAAGTGTTCGAATAGCAGCTGCGCCATCCTTAACCAGATCGGTGTCGTCTGGTGTTTCCCATCCAAAGTTAGTTGTGTTTGCCATATTAGGCTACTGCTCCAATCGCATTTTCCCAAGTAAGTGTAGCACTTAAAGTGTTCCAAGTTTCTGAGGCTGATACCTGTTCCCATTGAACTGCAACTTGGGAAAACTCTATCGGACTCAAATTTATGGTTAAGAATAATTCGTTGAATCTAGTGCTCCAACGCCAGCCTTCAACATAACCCTCAAACTGTTGAGTTGGGGCTATCTGGACAGGCAAGTCTGTTATTCGCATTGGCTGACCCACAAAAATGCCAAGCAAGGCATCTCGGTCTGCATCATCAATGGCTGAGTTAGTCAATGGAAATGTAATGCTGTCAAATAAGGCTCTTGGATAAGATCTTAAAGAGATGAACCGATCAGCCACAGCTTGAGCATCGATGGCATCATGCAAGACTGTGTTAATGGTTTCGCCTCGATAGCCAAAGGTTGCAATACTGTCTAAATCTATTGTGCTGACCTGTGAGCCAAAGTTGTTTCCGTAATTTAAGAATACATCGTTACGGACATCTGCACCTCTAGTCAAAACCTTTAATCCTGCACCAAAGGCTGTGTTTGCTGAAATCTCGGTGTAACCATTATTGGCGAGATAATTCTGCCTGTGTACAGCATCGGCATATCCAATGCGACCCTCGTTATCCTCATACAAAACACCAAATGCGCTGTCAGCAATAAGGCTTGCAATGTTATAGACAGTATCAGGATTAGCACCTCGATTTGTAATTTCATAAACTCCTGGTCGATCGATCTCGCCAAGTCCTATATTTTCCGCATTTGCCCAAGTAACTGTTGGGTCATATCCAGACCAAGTTTCAGCTGCCGGCACTTCATTCCAATTGTTTAAAAATATCTCTGAAAGCAATTCATAAATTTGGTCGCCATCATCATCTCGAGCCAATGTGCCGTCATAAATAATTTTTGGCAATTTAGCCAATGAACCTAAAGCAATGATCGTATAAGTAAAAGTTTCCGCAACGCTACTAGCTGATGCAACCTCGGTGGTGATATCTGTAATGTTGCCACCAAATAAAGTCACAAACGCATTGGTGCTGTCTTTTACCTGTAAGGCTATTCCATCATTGATTTGCAAATTATAATTTTCATTGTTTAAAGCGACAATTGCGATCTGAATATAAGATGGGGTTGGTTGTGCGTAAATATCCTCACGACCTGCTTGATGGGCTATATCAGAAATTGCCACATCGGTATATTCCACACCATTGATGCTTAACTTATACTCAGGCGTAAAGACTGACATTATCTCGCTCTAGTGATGCCGCTGTTATATAACTGTGGAATTGATCTTGATGAACTCTGATTAATGACCTTAGCAACGGCTCTTGCAGCACCCTCAGAATCTACCGCCTGAACTGTAATGTTAGTAACTGTTGCTACTCGGTTTTCTCTAGTGTTTGCTGGAACGGCTGGCAATGGTGCTGCCCCTAACATTCCAGCCTGACTTGCACTTGGAGAAACATTTGGAATATATCCAATATCTGCTCCGGGTTTAGCAATGTTGATAAATCGAATTGCTTGGTTGGCTAATTCGGTTAATCCACCAACTACTTCTCGAACAAAATTAATAAATCCTTTTAATATATCTGCAAGTCCGCCAATTGCTTTGCCAAATGTTTCAGCACCCTTTTGGCTTTGTGCCAGTCCTGCACTTAATCCTTCATCGCCAGTCAATCCTGCAATAAACGCATTTAATGCTGGAATACCTGTGGTGTTAAGAAATGTAATGAATTGCTCAACGGCTGGCAGTAAAGCAACACCCAAGGATTCTTTGGCTTCATCAAATCCTACTTTTAAGCGATCAATCTTTCCTTGGAATGTTTCAGCATTAGCAGCTGCTGCTCCACCATAAAGATCAGACAATCTTTCTTGAACTTGGGTAAAAGATAAGGTTGATAATTCTGCTTTAGATAAACCAAGTCCCAATCTGCCTAGAGCTGTGGTGTTCCCATCCTGAGCCCTGCCTAAAGCATTGGCAACAGTTTCAAGTTCTAATCCTCGACCCTTAGCAATGTCCAAAGATAGGTTTAATAATTTTTGGGCTTCGTCAGTATCTTTTGTGGAAACGGCTAAGCGTTGCAAGGCTGGACGCAGTTGGTCATCAGCCACACCGGTTGCCAAAGATGTCTGGAGGATATAAGCCTCAGTTGCCTTTATTTGGTCATCAGTTGCCCCTGTGGCGGTGCGTAGGGCAGCAGCTAACCTTAACTGTGCAGCCTCATCCTCAATAGCTGATTTAACCCCATCAACGGCTAATTTAGTGCCATAGGCAACGGCGGCAGCAGCAGCGACTGCAAATGCAGCAGCAGCCTTTTTTCCAAATGCGGTGACCTTACTGCCAAAAGTTTCAATTTCAGTATCTGCTTTTTTTAATCCTTTTTGCAGATTGTCAATGTCGGCAACAATTGAAAGGGTTAAAGCTCTATTGCTATTGGCTGCCATCAGACCATTCCTTTACAATATCACTAATAATTTCCTCAAACTCTTTAATAATTTCAGGTTGAGATGCTCTAATTGCTGGATAAATAAACCAACCTCTTGAACCCGGACCCTTTGGCATTGGACCAGACCATCTTGGAAACTGTGGGTAATTGCTAGATCCAAACTCTGCACCTGCGCCAATACCTTTACGATTACCTTTTGCATCGTTTCGATTATTGAATTGAGTTGTTGCACCACCTGAAAATCTTTGAGAAGCAAAACCAAATTTTAATTCACCTTGTAATGATGACTTTTTGATTTGTCCACCATCAGCAACTCTTTGTGCTACTTTGCCTCTTGATCTAGCAATCGCTCTAATAGCAGATAATTGCTTGCCAACCAATTCTTGGATTTTTCTTTTAGCTTCGTTTTTTGCAATATCATCCATGCTCCGAAAAACTCTTGAAAGTTGATTAAGTTCTTTCTTAGAAAAGAAAATTGAAGGTTCGGTACTAACTGCCATTTCTCGCCTCCAATATCTCGATCGCTGTCAATATGTCATCCGCATCAACCCATTCACTCATTGGTATTTTTGTGGCAATTGCCAACTCGACCAATAACCTGTTTAGGCTTCCTGCTTTATGGCTTTTGGGTTTGCATCACCAACGATGACATCCACTACTGTTTCCATCCAAATATCCATTGGTTTGATGGGCTTATCTCCTGCAAGTTCACGCTTATGTGCATGATAAGCAAGAAACATAAGATCCCAAATGCCCAACTTTTCGGATGCCTGACCAATAGTGTTTCCTGTCTGCTTTTCCCACTTCGCCCACTCAGGTGGTTGGGCAATGTAAGTTGCTTGCTCACCTGAGTTATATTCAATTGTAATTGGTAACTTCATTTGTTTGCTCCCGTTTTATTTTTTAACTAAAGGTTTCGGTTACTGCGCCCTTAGATACTGTGAATGTGAATGATACTGTCTGAGCATCAACACCTGAACCACCTGCGGTTGGAAACTCAGGCTTTACTGGGAATACAAATTGTGCTCCTGAAGCAGCTGTAAGTGTCATGCTGATATCTGTATCTGGTGCAGTTTCAGCAGCAGTCCATAAAGCCTCACAAACTGAGTTTGCCTTGCCCCAATCTGCCAACATATCCAATTGGAATGTTCCTGAAATGTTTGTGGTCTTGTAAGCCTCGCCTTCCATGGTCTGATAAACCTGACGCTCATTGACCTTGGTTAGAACTGCGTTTGTCGCCTGTGCTTGAATATCTGTTCCACCTGAAAAAGATAAACCAACATCACGACCGGTAATTACGACTGTTGCCATGATTTCTCCTTATATTGTTTGCGTGTAGTAGGTAGATACTCGAACATCTGCGATTAGCAGCGTTGATGCACCAACTTGAGTAACTGTCGGTCTTTCAACCGAGCTGACAATGTATCCAACTGGAATTACTGCCAGAACACTTATGATTAATTGCTCGATATTGTCGAGCGATGCTGGGTTGCTGTTATATGCAACGGCAACTGAAATAGTAAAATTGATTTTTGCTCTTACATTGGTTTTGCTTATTGTTTCAAATTCTAGATATGGTGAATCAGGCACAACCACCACAGCTGGTGGAATTACTGTTTCAGGGACAAATGAATAAACATTTCCTGCGACAACTGATAAAGCGGTTGCTAAAGGTGTCCGGATCTGTTGAAGGATTGTTTCATTAGGCATTTAGAGAGCCATGCTTTCGGTGTCTATATATGAACCAAGCAAACCAACGCACTTATTGAAAAGTGATCGACCCATTCTAAATGGTGTTGGTGAAAAATCTACTCCTTCGATTTGTCCTCCGCCGGCAAGTCTTGCTTGGAAAACTTCGACTGAAACTGTATAGACGGCTGACTGAACAGCTGCGTTTCCAACATAAGTTGATGCGCCAGAAAGGGTAGCAACTCCGGATGGGATGACATTAGCCTCGAGTATATCGGCGTTAGTGATCGATGCTGAAAAGGTATATTGTCCAAGATTGTCTGCCAGCACAACTCTTGTTCCGTTGTAAGGTGAACCGCATCCTGTGATGACAACTGATTGCCCTTCGGTAAATTCATGAATTCCTAGTGTGGTAAATGTAGCAACATTGTCTGACAATGAGGTTGCTTGAATTGGTGCTTTGAATGTTACAAGCATTGGCAGAATAACAGTTTCTGCTGTGTCAATAATTTGGTTCAAATAAGTATCGTTATACAAGGCGGATGACACACCAAGGACGGATCGCAACTCGGTGGCTGTAATTATGCTTGGCATGTCATCTCCTTACTCCCATTAATGGATGCCTAGGATCGGGAGCAACCCTAGGCACTCAGTTAAATTAAACTACTGCTAGCTTACGGAATGCTGCTGGGTAACGATTAACCGCACAAACATAACCGTAAAGACCGATCTCAACTCGACCATTTGCAACGATATTGGCACGAATATCAAATGTTCCGGATTCGTGGAATCGCATTGCTGCTGATGGATAGACCAAAGCGTGCTTAACATTTGCATTGTCGCCTGTGTAGTTAGGATCTACAACTAGATCTAATCCAGCAACGGTACCATTTGTACTGCCCTGAGAAATTAGACCGGCAGCATTTTGTGGTGCTGCTGCTGCGAATAGTGGACGACCATCTGCAACTGCGCCAAGTAATCCAGCGAAGTCAATGCCATCCTCGCCACCTGATGGAGCAACCATCAAACGGTTTGGTGTGAAGCGCATAACGCCATAAGCATCTGCAATTCCATCAGCGATTGCTGCATAAATTGATGCGCCTGATGATCCGGCTGCTGCCTCTGATGCAATTTTAGCTGCATAAGCGTCAGTCTTTTGTGCATAAGATGCTGCTAATTCACGAATTAACAAATCTAGGAATGAAGGGTCTGAACGATCAAGCAGTTCAACATTGACAACATTTGCTCCAGCAAATTTTACAATGGTGTCCTCTTGGAATGTTACTGCTGTGTCTTGTGATGCAAACTCAACACCTTCAGCAGTTTGACCTACAATTGCTTGATTTCCAAGCACAGGAGTGAACACCTTAAGACCACTTGCTGGTAGTGGAGCACGCTCAATTGAATCGATAAATGGACGGGATGAATCAATAACTCCGATTACATCTCGTAGGTAATTAGGTGGAACCATTCCTGTGTTCTCACCGGTTGTTGCTATTTGTAATGCTGCAATTAAATCACGAGCATCAGTATCGCCTTGAATTGCACGAATTTGTGCTGCTGCATATTGTCCTGCTGTAACATTCTCATTTACTCGTGGCTTTGTGTATGCCATGTATTGAGCAGTTACAACTGGAGCCTGTGTCGCTTCTACCGCTTCGGTTGCGATAGGAGTTTCAGAAGTAATTTCTGACACTTTGTTCTCCTTTGTTGTGGTTTCCTCAGCGGTTGCTTCGGAATTCTCTGGTGTTTCACTAGCTGCAACCTCAGCCACTCGTGCGCTGTCAATTGCTGGATCTGTTACAAGTGAAACTTCTTGAAGTGTGCTTGATTTAATTCTAAGCACGCCTTCCTCATTTTTCCATTCATTAATTTTTACGCCCACACTAAATCCGTCACGAAGTCCGGTAGCTGCTTCCTCAAGAGCATCATCTGCTCTGAATGTCTTGGCTAAACGAAAAGTTGCTTCCAAGCCTGTATCTGTGGCAATTATATCGACTAACTTGCCTAACGGCTTTGTTGTTTGATGCTCAAGTAATAATTTGACAGGCTTAGAAAAATCAATGCTGTCTTTTTCAAAAACAGTTAATCCAGCACTTGTTGAGCCTTGCTCATCCCAAGTTACGATCTTGCCTGAGATTGTGCGCTTGTTTGTATCGGCTGCGGTTATTTCAATTGGGAAACTAATTTTCATCGAATTAGATCCTCCTCCTCTTGGATTTGCTCAACGCTCATTGCGCCAATGCGATTTAGGATTTCATAAACTTGCGCACGCTCTAAAGCAGATCCACGCAAGAAATCATCAATATCAAAACGAACTTCCATGCCATTTGGAACGAAATCTGCTTGGCTTAATCTTTGTTCAATTGCTGTAAGTATTGGACGAAGTGAAAAGTCAATCAATGCTTTTCTTTCGGCTGTCATGTTTGAATAAGTCATTGAAGTAGTTTCAGCAGATACAAAACTTGCCGGAATGCCGCTTGCCCTGCTAATTTCCAGAGCGAGGTATTGACGGGCTTCATTGAGCTGAAGTTTTGCAGGATCGAAACCTAATGCTTGTAATTCAACATCAGCATTTAAGAATGCAGTTGCTCTTGTTGATCTTGACACTCTCCAACTTTCAAGAAGTTTTGTAATTCGCTCTGGTGTTAAATTTGTGCCATTTGACTTTAATACCATTTGTGGCATTGGCTCTTTGGCATACATTTCGGCAGCCTTTTCTAATTCAGCAGCTGCTTTGATTGTGCGACCTGCACGATTTAAGATTCCTTCATCTAATCCGTTAAATACAATTAACGAACCTAATCCGTAAGGTGGCACTCGCTTGCCATCAACTGTGTAGTATTCAATTTCAGTTGAATCACCATTTAATGACGCAAATACTCTGTTTGGTGCAATTCTTGTCCATGCTCTAATTCTTGAAGCATCGGTTGCAGCGTATGCATCCATAACCATTCCGTAACCAACACCATAAAGTAAAATATCCTCAGCCAACCATGCATAAATTGCTGATCCTGCAACTCTTGGATCTGGTTGCATAATTACTCTATTTGGTCTTATGTGTTCATTTGTAAAATGATTGTATTGCTCAAGCGGTAAAGATCCGACAGTTGAACAAATTATATTTCTTGCACGAGCACCCGAAGGGATCGCCATATACTGCTCACGAGTTGCAGTTGTAGTTCCAAATAAAATTCCGCCAACTAATTGTTGAGCGTTGTAAGGTGCGAGAGCAGCTGCAACATCTACTGGATTTGCTTGCTGATTTGATCTTGCTGTAAATCGGTCGAATAATCCCATTAGCACATAATATACCATAAATACAAATTATCCGACTTGAATATCAATCTCCGTTTCAGGTTGTGTCGCAAAATAGGTTGCAAGTG